CTCATGGAGCTACCGTCGTTAGGATACTCAATGAACGCACTCGGATCGCACAAGAACTCCTGCACGAAACCGCCACCAGTCATCTCGTGAATAGCGTCTGCCAGCTCCTTAATGAGGCACTTCCTGAACAGCTCCGCGTAGTAAAATCTGATCCCGGTCGGACTAGTAGCCTCAAACAGCACCGCATGAGGAGTCTCCGGGTGCGTATCAATCGCCACTCTCAACATGTAAGAATCAGGCGGAGTCAACTCATCGGCCCACCCGTGTGGCGTACTCTCCAAGACGTGCTCATCATACTTAAAAGCCTTATAGACCAGTCCGCTCAACGCTAGGGGAAGTCCATGCAACCTGCATTGCTTCTCGGCCTCCGTCAAACTCTCCTCGAACAACGCCAACCCCTCAGCATTCAAGTAAGGGTTATCGCTCGAGCTACCCGTGATCATCCAGGTCCGTATCTTGAGATCACCACGCTTCTTCTCCACGATCAACGGCTTATCCTGACTGATCCGAGTTCTCCGTCCAGGCACAAACTGGTCGTTAATCCATGCCTCGTTGATAGGAGTACACGTAAACCACGCACTACCCGCACGGTCAACAAGACCACGACTATTAGCCTTCCACATGTCCTCGGGACAAGGCTCATCAACGTGAATCCAATCCCAATCGGAACTCTCTTGTCCCATTGGGTTAGCTTTAAAGCTCTTCACGGTGTCCATTCGAATTGTCGACCACCCACCATGAATGCTCTTAATTTTGATCTCTCCAACCACTCCTGCGTTGTTCTTACGTCCTAACTTAATCTCGGATTTGGGCAGATACTTCAGTAACTTACCCTTAGCCATACCATCAGAATCAATGGTAGTATCAGTGAAAATCTCCTCGGCCTTGTCCCAGTCTGCAACGATAATCAACCCCTTCGTCGCCCTTTCTGGTAGCCCTATTGTCCTGCGCTCATCGCCTTTCGAGTACCACGGACGCTCTCCACGCGCCCACGCACAGTCCTCAGCGGCACCCAACTCACTCTTCCCGAATCTGTTCCCGGTCCTCACATACCTCCGTTTGAAATCTCCAGCAGCGTGGAACATATCCTGTTTCCTGTGTGGAGTGTAGAACGCCAGACCGTAGTCTCGCTTCAACTGAGCGAGTCGCTGCAACTTCCGTTGAACTAACGGGTCTGACGTATCTACCTCCATCACACAAACACTTAGCCGCGAAATTAGTCTGAGCCTTCTGCTTTCAATGTATAAATTGGCATGGTCTTGTTCTCCTGTTGAACGCAACTACGGAGACGCTCTTAGCTTCTCCATGAAGCGTTTTATCTCACCTAGCTCTTCTCTGAAGTAGCGAAGCTCGACTTTAATTGCGATTAGATCGTCGTATGCCGCTTTTGCGCCGTCGTGATAGGGGAGTTCATGATGATGTTCAATCTTTCCTTCTAGTCTAACTAGCCAAACTATGACACCAACTATTGCGATGATTAAGGGCAACCAGCGAGTTACCCTGGGTTCGTTGTTGTTCATTAATTCTCAAGATCGTTAACGTATCTGAGGATTTCGCCGATTGTCTCTCTCTGTTCTAGTGTAAAGGAATGTTTCTCAAGGTTTTCGATAAAGTACGGTAGTCTACTCGTCCTCATGGTCATGCACCCAACGATTAATGAGCTTATCGTTGCGATTACGACGACGTTTTTTACTTTCTTCCGCATACTCATCCCTGACCTTGAAAAACAAACCTGCAAGTTTGGGGAATTGCAACAGCAAACTGACAATCAGCTTTACCATTACTCACTCTTAGCTTTACCGATATTGAGAGCTAGCCAGCTCACTATCTTATTAGCCTTCGCAACGACCTTATTGTCGCTGTCGTTCGGGGTCATAGTAGCAATGATACTGGCGACCGTTACAATTCCGGTAAGAATTGCGATCAGCGACTCCTTGTTCTCGTTGAACCAATTTAGTGCGTCAGCCATTACTTCGAGATGTTGACGTCAAGACTCGCTGCGGGTTTGACACTCACGTTACCCCACGGGGTTGATACCGCGCACGAAGCAAGAGCTACGCTGAGTGCGGCTACGATTAACAACATTAATTTACTTTTCATCGTTATTATGGTTCTGGTTCTGGAGGAGGAGGAGGCGGACGCGGAGTAAAAGTTGGTTCTTCCGGCATCTGCGAAACCCAATCCTCCTTGATATGTTCAACTGCTTTAGGAAATTCAGAAATGTCGTGCGGTTGGGCAAGAGAGAACAGGTAGGATGACTCATCGATTGAGATTGGCACATCGTATTTCTCAGGGATCGCTCGCATCGTAACGGCCTTGGTTCCTGCTCCAGCAGGGTATCCGTATTTCTCGTCCAGATCCTCAGCCAATTGGTCATAATCTGCGAGAAGCACAGAGTAATACCTGCGACCTGTCATGACCCGTGAGAGTTCGATGGGAGTGAGTTCTTCTTCTTCAGGCATTAGTAGATATTGAATCTCCTGTTGAGGGTTATCACCAACTCAGCGGCCTCTTCGTCGGTCATTGTGATGGGGTAGAGGCCAAGGAACTCTATGTCGATGGCTCCGTTTTCTGTTCCAGTGTAATTTCCCATCAATCCATAATGAGTCGAACTCATCGCGGACATGTCATTCGTGTCGGAGAGTGCGTTTGCTCCATTGATTAAAACTGATTGCGCCGAGGTCGAACATTTTAGCTCACGCAAATATCGGGTGCCGAGAGAGAGGTGGTTGTTGAAAAAGGTAGAATCACTGGCGTAATAAGACCCGGCTTGATAACTGTGGATGAACCCGGCAGTCCCCGTCTCGATTCCGCTGGGTGTCCAAGTATTGAAGATCCGGTGGCTGCTCTCTCCCCCATCTCCCAGCCGCGTAGCCACCATGAAGTATCTCCCCGGTGTCAAATTCTCCGCCCACATCCCGTGCATGTAGTCATCCGATCCATCAGTCCGTACCACCGGATACCCGATCACCCGACAAGGGTTGTTGTAGTTGGTGGTGGTGGTCACCGTGCCGCCGATAGTGGGAGTGAACGAAGCAGCGCCGTGAGTAGCATCAAGCTCGAAATTTATATCCAGTACGGGAGTTTCGGTTGGGTTTGCAGGAGCAGCCACCGCTGAGTTCCATACTCGCGCCCTTGTCATCTTGCCCGTCAGCGGTTTTCCGGTCGTGTTATACGCCATTCCCAAGCGCGTAACGGAGCTTTTTGCGGCGCAGGCAGTTGTTGCGCAGGTTTGCCCTGAGCCAAGCTGCACCCCATTTACATAGAAGCGAACCTCTGGGACCGACACATCACGAACTACCATGAGGTCAGCAGTCGCTCCGGCGGATAACCCAGTTGCAATGGAGGAAGTATCGGATTCATAGTCGATTCCTATAGAAGAAGCAGAGCCGTCGAAAGAAGTATAAAGAACAAGGTTGCCTGCGGTGGTCAGCTGAAACCTCCAAGACCTTTGGGAGCCACTAGAAGTCCACTTTGCTGCCAACCCCTGATCGGCAGATGGCGTCCAGCTGGAAAGCGTCACGCCCTTACATTCTACGGTATAGCTAGTAAACCCGTCCAAGTCGGCGGCATCGGGAACACTATAGAAGTTACCACCAACCCCCGGAAAGTGTGCCGCTGGCAAATTGCCCGCACTGGGTGTCAGCAGCTTGCCTTGAGTCGATGCCGTTACCTGTCGCGCATCAGATCCGCTCGCCCGTCGGATCGCGGCGGGTGTGTTGATGGCAGTCGAGTTGATGGTGACGGTTTGACCGGAGATGCAAGTGAAGGATGTGTCACCTTTACGTGCCTTTGAAAAGTCGATGTCTAGGACGTTCGTGGTCTGGGTTGCGTCTGACCAGACACGGGCGCGTCCAATGCTGCCTTCAAGTTGGGTATAGCCTCCTCCCGAACGCATCCCCACTTCCACCTTGGCAGAACTACCATGCAGAGTGCCAACCGTGTTTGCGGATTCGCTGCCAAGCAGCGCGAACCCAGACCCAGAATCTAAGTAGAAACGCACAAGCTCCCCGACTCTCAACACCCTAACCGAAGCTGTTGCGCCAGCACCAAGACCAGTCGCTGCTGAAAAGTTATTGGTCTCCGCGCTGCCATCTGCGGATGTATACAGGCGAAACGTGCCGTCTGCTTGTAAGTCGAGCCTCCATGCCACCTGTGATGTGCTATACTTTGAGATTAAGCAGTTCGCAGCGGAAGGAGTCCAGTCAGGAACGGTGACATCATCTACCTGCAACGTGAAGTCCACGAAACCATCCAGATTGGCGGCGTCAGGGACACTGGCGTAGTTGGCAGCTACACCCGGCAGGTGCAAATAGTTAGGTTTAGTCGCTGCTTGATTCTCCCACGTAGCCACACCGTCCAGATGGACTGCCGCAGCTCCTCCTGCTGCCAGCGCACCCTCCTTGGCATCCAGCACCAGATGTGCTTGGGCAAGGTAGTAGGGATCACCCACTACGTTAGTAGCACTGTCTACTCCACGTGCAATACCACGCGAAACTTCTCGGGAGTAAGCCATGGTTACTTACCGCACTTAACGACTCTTAGAATACACGTACCACTATCAACCCGAGCACGAACGTGCCCAGTAGCACTACTACCAACAAAAGTCTTTCCGCTCCCAGAAGGGAACTGGACCCAGTTAGAATCGCTCCCAACCACCGCAGTATCGGTATCATCATACTCCCAGACACCGGTACCGTTCATTTGAAAGTTGTACTCAACTCCTGGTTGGAGGTTATAGTCAGTATCGCTCGTAATCGATGCGCTGATCTCTTGGACTATAGTATTAGCCATTTAATTATGCTTGTTTCGTTTGTTGTTGCAGAAGTAGTTC